GCATACATGAATCCTGATTGCGTTGCAGCATCATTGTGAGTACTGATAATCTCTATTGCAAGTTGATTAAACTTTAAACCCCTAAGCTTTCCGCCTAGTTCAATTTGTAGATAACTCATATGTTGTGGTTGTTGGTTACGAGAATATTTCAATAGTACTTGTGCCATAAGGCTGAATAGTGCCGGTAAATGTACCTACTGAATCAAAAGCATAAGTACTGCTTAACTCAGATATATAACCAGTGCCATACTCAATCTCATCTCCTACTTGTGGATTCTCAGGTTCAATGCTCCATCCTATTGTGGTCTTAGCCATCAATAACTGGCGAAGTGATGTTCCTGAAATCTTGCCACCTGCAGGATCTTGTAAGTGCTGACCTTCGAAGCCATAAGACAATTCAACTGTACCAGGTGACTTATCTGGTCCGCAAGCTGATGATGCATCAACTACACTTACTGAAGCTGATTTACTAACTGAGGTTAAACAAACAACTGTATCATAATTATCTCCCCCTGTTGAGTCGATATACAATAACATTGTGCCACCTGCGACTTTGTGTTCTGCCATTTTATTTGATTTTTTATTATGTTATGAAATTACGAAAATATTTTGTTTTAATATCAAAATTCTTGATATAAATATCTTACCGCCAAGCTCGCCAAATCTTTCTGTCCTATCTGTCTGAATGCTCAGATTCATCATCTGTAAACCAAATGCTGACAAATCAAGCACAGATGTAGATGTAGGCTTAATGGCTTGTATTATATCATCAACCGCACTATTTAATGTTTTACTATTGTTGTATTTATATTCCCATGAATGTACTGAGATTTGTATCGTTGATGTATTATCTGATGAATTACTTGTAGATGACTCTATATTAATCACATCAGATAATACACAATAAATCTTATGTTTTACATCATCTGGCTCCTCACCTTCATAAACAGGAATATCCAAGTCATCAATAACCTCATAATATGCTTGCAATAACGCGCTGTTTATGTCTCTCATGAATATATTTCTTTTATATCTTTTATTAATTGAGGTGTATTCTTATTTACTGATGGATATAAAAATGGTTGCTGTTTTATACCTTCTCTTAATATTTTTAATGCTGCAACATAAGCATATTTAGGATCTAATTTGCCTGTTCTTTCGCCCCATGCCATAAGTGATTTTACAAATTCTTTAAATGTTCCTCCTGATGGTCCTTTAAATGTTGCTGCATAAGTTGCCCAATCTTGAGGAAGTGATGAAACATAAGCAGTAGCAAACTTTCTTGTACCAAATTCAATATAAGCTGCATATTTTGCTGTAGCGGTTACTGATGCAAAACCATTACCATAATTAGGATGTATGCTTGCTCTTAGATTTGATTCATCTGAAGGAGCTAATTTTATTGCATCTTGAGAAACTGAATCCGCCCAATCATTCAAAGCACTTTGCACATCTGCCTTTCCTTCTTTAGATAAAGTATCAAATTTTTTTTTAAGCCCATCAAATCCTTTAGCCTCTATCTTTATCATAATTAATAATATAATACAGTTGCATACTCACCATCTTCAAATTGCAATCCCCATGTAAGCTCACCAGTTGTGCTATCTACTAACACCTCTTTTCCTACCGGTGAACCTGATGTTATAATTACAAACTGAACGCCATCTTTAAAGCAATTGAACACATGCCTACCAATGAATCCGTTATAAGTAAATGTAGTCTCACCTCCTATACCTAAGTAGTTGTACACTTGTATTTGATTTAAGTCCATTGGTGCATCTGAATTAATTGATTCATCTAATTTAATTGCTTGTATGTATTCCCATTCTTTATTACCTTCATTTCTAATCTGTACGCTGTTTATCTTGTAAAACTCATTCTCATAGTTAATTACATCATTGCTCCTCGTTGGTCTCTCAGTCTCATAACGCATGATGAACACCTGATCATATGTCCACTCTCTTTGCTGATAATCATTTCTTGGTGTTCCTTGTCTATCTCTAGCCTCAGCCCACTTTGTCCAATTGCCTGTTTCAACAGCAACAAGGCCGCCAAACTCATTCCTTACAGTAGTATACCTGAATATTGTGATTCTACGATTTAATTTATACACGCCTATATGGATTTAGTAGATTCTTTGCAATTGGTGCCACATCATCAACTCCTATGCTTCTATTATCATACAAATAATAAATCTGATTTAATAACGCTGTTTTTAGGACATTTGGAAGCTCATCATAACCTGCAGAATAATCTATTGTTATATTCTTTTCTCTTGGCGTTAGTAACCTCTTAAATTGATTGCCGCTTAATGTATAGTCAGTATCTAATACAAGCACATCACCCTCAGCATTTGTTACCTGGTTGATTGCAATCATTGGACCGTATGGAATATAAATCTCACCATTGATATTATTTACAATTGTAACAATATCATGAACTACAAATCCTACAGCAGTATATGCTTCACACTGTTGTCTTGCAGCAGTTATTAAAGCTGTGATTAACGTATCATCTGTACCAATATCAACCTTACAAAAGTCTTTAGCTTCAGTTAATGTAACTGGTTCAGTTATCACGCCATCATTAAACTCAATATCTAAAACAGAATTATATCCTACTCCTTCCCAACTATATAGATTCATAATTAATATTTAAAAAAAGCCCCTCCCAAACGAGAGAGGCTTTTCATTATCTACAATAAACACCCACAACACTATTAAGCTACGTTACCCAAATCAGCATAGATTGCAGAAGTTGGTAACATCAAGTTAATGTTCTCCAAACACTCAATTCTAGCAGTGATTAAGTTACGCTGGAAGTTATCAGAATCTTCCATTGCAAATTCGATTGTCAATGATTCTGTCTCAACTCTTTCCAAGTAATCAGCATCGATAATCAATATCTTGTCATCAACTGCCCATGAAGCTGGGATGATTGGAGTGCCACCGATAGTGATAGAACCATCAGGAGCAGATACAACACCACCAGAACCTTGATAGTATCCGTTAGTATATAACAACTTGTTCAAACGAGCCATCTGTGATGGATTAACGATTGCAAAAGAAGCATTGAAGTTTGCATTTGCTTGGTTAGCTAATAAATCAATGATAGCCTTAACATCATCAGTCTCTGATGTAGTTGTTGAACCGGTAGCAGCACCTGTAACAGTTGAATAAAAGTTAGCGTTCTCTACTTTGTAGAAATCTCTCATCAACAATCTTGGTAAAGTTGATTGCATGTAAGGTAATTGCTTAGCCATTTGCTTAGAGAATCTTGCGAAACCTGCGATGTAGTTCTCAACCACTTTGATTTCAGAGAAATCGTAATCTACTTGACCTTTAACTGCACCCTCAGTTTGAGAAGCAATAGCACCTTCGCCACCAGTCTCACGATACTGAACATAAAGACCAGTTGGAGAAATAGCTGTAGGTATCAAATCTCTCATGTTGATTTTCTGAGCAGGAAGGATAGCTTGACGGCCGCTGTAAGAAGCAGTACCATCTCCAGTTAAGTTAGCAGATAACAACATGTTGCCAACTGCCTTTAATTCCATTTTGAATGGACTACCTTTCTTCACTTGAGAAATCTTATCAAAGTTGTTCTCTAATGCTTCGTTGAATGCATCACCAAATGACTTCTTCTCAACTGTATTAGTCTTTGTAGACTTAACACGAGCTTGAACGATATCAAGAGCCTTAATAGTTGCAGCCATGTCAGCCTTAACTTTAGCTACTTCTTCAGTCATTGATTTAACTGCATCAGCATTGTCATTACTTGCAAAAGCACTAAGCTTTGCGTTTACATCAGCAAGAACTGATTTCAATTGATCAGCAATCTCACTCTTTGTTTTTTCAGTAATTGAAGTTTCTAATGTTGACTTCAACCCTTCCAATTCCGCCATTAATTCTTTCTTTTCCATATTGGATTAATTTTTTATTTTTTAAGGTTATTATTAAACTGCCTAATTATATCTGCAACATTTTCTTCTGGCTGAATGGCTTTAGCCGGTTCAGTAGTACTCTTCATATCTAAGATTAATTGAGCTAATTGTTTTGAATGTAATAGCAACATCTGAATAGTATCATCTGTTGCTGTTGTGTTTCTGCAGAACTTATCTATAGCCTCATGCTTAGCCACCAACATATCAAAATCATTCATAGACTTAAGTGATGTGATTGGCGTTAATGGATTTGCTCCCCATGCAGTAAGTGATGAACCTTCATAAAGTTTTATCTCAGTTATCTCATACTGTCCTGCAGATGGATTCTTAAGATAGTTTTCATAGGTTTGGATTAGGTTTCTCTTTATGATCTTGAATCCAATAGAATGCTCAGTTATAAGACCGCTCTCAACCATTTTAATAAAATCCTCACCACCCTCATGACTTCCTATCTGTGACTCATACGCTAAACCATAACTATCTTCAGTTAATGATTTAAGTACGCCTAACGGTAACGATGGATCGTGATTAAGAAGATGCTTGATTCTTGGCAGAGATGATTGTGGTCCTTGCTCTTTTATAGTCTTTGTAAATGCACCTGGTCTGATGATATCTCCATCAGCATCGACATTATTAAACTTTGAGAAGTAACCGGTTATAATCCCTTGCTTTGGATTCATATCCATTATCTCAGCTGTAAGCACTTCAGTCTTTATATTAAAGATATTGTTCACGATTATAAAGTTAATTTATTTTGATTTAATTACAAAAATTTATCTTCTGATTATTCTTCCTTGTGAATCACGTTTAGCATTGAATGCAACAACACATCTGCAATTAACAATCTCAGCCGCAGGAACCGCCAAGCCATTAGGCTGCTTTCTCACACCAGGCTGCATCATAAAGATATCCCCTAGCTTCTGCGACTTCAATAAAAATGGCTCCTCAATATCTAGCCTTGTTCCATCAATCGTGACATGGTTTGCCCATGCGTTATGTCTTGTCCTTTTATCCTTCACACTTATCCATACTTTCTCCATTACATTGCCTGATGTCTGAGCATATATCATAGCCGCTCCATTGGCAGAAGTGACCGTCTCAGTTCTAGCAATTCGCCTTGCTCTCATTGGACCTAGTTCTGAACTACTTGTTATCTGTCTGACTATATCATCAAATGATGCACCGGTTATGGCTGCATCTGATAGTATCTTTTGTATTACTTGTTTTGTGTATGCTGTAATATCCTCAGCATCATTCAGCAGGTCAATGCCATAATATTGGCGCATAAGCTCCACTATCCTTTCATTGAATCCCATCTGTCCTGTAGCCTTTGTCATTGATAGCTTGGATATTCTTGCCCATCTTGGACCAACGGTCTTATACAAATCATTCAGCACAGTGTATATTGGAAATGATGGAATAGCCATCACATCTTGAGTCTTTAGGAACGCAGCCACTTGTACTTTTAATGCAGCAGTAAATTTCTTTTCATAGTATTTCTCATACCGTTGTTGAAATTTATGCCACTCGTAGAAATATTTATTTTGTTCCGCTTGTGTCATTTAATCTTGCTGCTAATGTTTTTTTTACTTGCTCTATCTTCCAGTTGTTCTGATCTCGCTTTCTTGGACAATCAGGATTCGGTAACTGCTCCAATATCACAAAAAGAATCTTCTTCTCAATGATGCTCACTATCTGTTCTATTGACTTAGTTTCTGTCATCTTGACTTTTATCTATAAAGTATACCCACAATACCGATATAATTACCACACAAATAAACTCTATTAGATATACTCTCCACATTATTCACCAGGCATTGTGACATCAGGAACCGCTCCTAAGTCTGTTATCAATTGCTTTCCCGAATCAATTATTATCTGGTCCATCAATGGCTCCTCTAATTCCTCAAAGCCCATCATGTCTCTCTTTTCATTAGGTGTTGTCCACCACATAGAATTCAATGCATCAGCTTGCATCTTCATATCTTCCTGTAACGCTGGTATCTCTGATAAGTCTATCTCAATCGTTCTTTTTACTCCATCAATTGCATACATCGGAACTACCCCTTTAAGCAATGCATCTCTAAACAGATAAATATTCGGTAATACCGAATTAGTATAAAGCAACTTCTCAGCTGATGCAACATTGTTATATGTGCTGCTATCTTGATTGTTCAATAGTATCTCAGGGAACTTATATGCATTGCATAACTTAGTAAAATCAATGCCAGACAAATCACTAACATCCATATCAGCAAGTGATAATCCAAGAGCCAAGTAACCCATCTCACCTGCTGCAAAATATGGCGCACCTTTGTTTGAACTATTACGAAGATAACTAGCAAAATCATTCTTTCTATGTCCTAATGTTTCTATTGCAAAATCGCTCTTCTCATACACTATACCTGGTACACCTCCATTTTGCATCTGTGCTACTGATGCATCCATCCCAGCATTCAATCTAGTAAGTCTTTTAGTTAACACCTGCAATGGACTTAACCCACGCCACTGCTGACCATTGGTTATTGAAGGATTGTAATATTTCACGTGAATCACTTCCTCAGTTGATAAGTTACCATCAAATCCCATATCAAAATATCTGTAGCTTGTTACTCTTTGAGGAAACTCTTGACTGATATTGACTATCACATTAGCACCCTTCATAGGATGCAGAATAACCTTTCCAGCATTAGGCCCTAACTCAATTACTTCCTTATACAAAAACAACTCACCAGTCACATAAAGTATAGTATAATACATCACTTTATCTTCGTATGACATATTGTTCAAGAACTCCACGAATCTATCTTGCTCAGGTAAGTCTTGCATAGCCTTAGTCTGATAATGCTTTCCTAGTAATGATGTCTTTGAATACTTCTTCATTGACTTCATAGCCGAATCATCAACTATCTCATAGCCATACATTGGAATCCTAGCCGCTGTCTGCGCTAGGTATGATATGATTGAATAAACATCATCAACAGTTACATATGTATTAATATTCTCAACATCTTGCCATGATGGATATATACTTGTTGATACATTAAATGCTGTTGATACGTTTGTCCTTTGAAGTGCTTTAACCTGTTGTTGTAGATCTTTAACAATCTTCGTCTGTCCGAAGAGTCTATCAATCATTCCCATATGCAAATACCATTTTTGGTTTTAACTCAAATATTTCCCTCATCATAAACATATCCAGCAAATCCGGTGAATCACCATTAAGCTTCACCTTCATCTCATCTTTGCCGATAATCCTAAGCTTGCCATCATTGTCAGCCTTATCTCTTCTGATGGCTTTCCTTTCATACATAAATCTTTGACGCATGGTCATTTGATTATCATACATCTTATCAGCCACCTTCTTATTAATCTTCATCTGTCCATCACTAACCCTACCGCCTGAACGATAATAGCATTGCGTCTTTAAGTTCATGTAGTTCTCCTTTATCAGCCTTCCTGATGCCTCATCCTTAACCGCCAATGGTGCAGCACCACCGTTAAATGGAACAGCACCACGAATGAATCCATCTACATAACTGCCTACACCATCTGCGTCATAACAAATATAACGATTTTCTACTGAATACTTTTTAGCCATGTTAGAAATTAATTCTATCACCTGCTTGCCATCACTCTTATCCATCAACTCTATATCACACAACTCCATACCTTCCCAATAACCAACTACAAGCTTATTGCTTCCCTTCATCGCAATATCCGCAGTGATATACTTGCCTGTTTTATTTACGCCCTTAAGATTCTCAAACAATCCCATGAATACATCATGCTCATACACATCCATTGGACTGTTACTTATCTTCCATCTTCCCTCCAACAACTGCCTTCTGGTATCTTCATCTTGTGACAACAGATTACCAGGATAAGATGGATCATACTGCAATCCTTTCTTATTGTCATAGATGGAACCGGACACAAACGTAATGGACTTAATAAAGTCTTTAGCCTCCAATCCTGATGAATCCATCATTGGCTTTATGATATGCTCAGCTTTGTCGTAAACTTCTCCATAATTATCCCCCCAAATGTAATCATGACCATACTTAATAAAGTATCTGATCTTACCTCTTCGCTCTAATATTGGGAACCCATCATCTGGATCTATCCACCAACTAATTAACTTGTACACCCATGACTCAGGATCAGGATTACATGTGGCCCTAACATACGGTTTAACTCCACATCCAGAACGATTACGAGATAACAGATAAAAGAACATTGACTCTGTGAAGTGAGTAAGCTCATCAAATCCTAAGAAAGGAATCTGCGCTCCCTGCCAATCATACTTATTCTTTTCAAACTCTAGATGTCTGAATGATATCTTTGCTCCTGATGGGAACTTCCAATCTAGACTAGATTCTCTTGGCTCACCATTGACAAGCGGATAAAGCTTCACCGATGTATCCCATAGTCCGCCTTCATTCCTAATCTGCACACTGGTCCGTCTAAATATCACACCACCAAAGCCAGGTACAGTTATGTGACGTAGTGGATCAAGGAGCAACGCAAATGTTTTACCAACAAATGCCGCTGCTCCTCCGATCACGATATCGGCTTTACTACTAAGCGCAATCTGTTGATAGCCCACTTGTGGCTCAATGTATGTTATCTGTTGATTCAATTAGATGATGGTAATGTCTTATCAATATCAAACTCATCCCGACCATTGTCAGGTAGTCTTATTATCTGCACATGTTGCACATCTGCATCTATCTCAATATCGAACTTCTCACGAGGTTTACCTGCTGCATGCTCCCACACAAACTTAACCAGTGATGGCTCATTTGTTTGAATTAATGCTTTAAACCCATCAAGAAGTGAGCCATAGTGTTCTGTGATAGCTTGTATGGCAATCGACTGAATGCCTAGCTCCTCTGCCCTAGATTTACGTCCTGCGCCTAATCTTGCGCCTCCTTTTCCTGCCATTGATTTGATTTGAATATTCGTTAGTAAAATTAATCATTTTTATCATTCCACGAGTATTTCTTCTTACGACCTAATTTAAGACGATTTAAGACCATTATTTCTTCTCCGTTACGGAATATACGCACCACGCCTTTATCTGCCTTATATCTGTCTATAATAGCGTTTAATACATCATCTTGATATTTTGATACAGAAGTGCATCTGTATACAACATAAGCATTACGCTTTACAACATAGTGAAATTTATCCTTTCCGTACCATTGTATCGATGTTATCATTTTTTTGCTTCTATTCTTTATATATATATATATTTACTTAAAATACTAAAAAGTATATAAAATAGGTTACATTGATTACATTTTTTGTAACTAATTGATACTCATAAGCTAACTATGTAACCTATTTTTTTTAAAATGAGTACATCCTAGAAGAGATGTACTACATCAGTACCAATTTCATCCTTTGTATTACTTTTTTTGATAATCTTAAACTCTTTCAGATTATTATTTTGTCTATTTTTTTGGTCCATGTAATCATCCCCAAAGACATCTCCTGAAATTTGTAATCCTTTTTTAAACCTCTTTAATGAATAATCTTTTTTATCGATTTCATTCCTTAAAAGATATCCCTTCCACTCATCTGTAATCGATAACCATTTGTCAGATTCAATCTCATCATAATAGTCTAAAAAATCTTCTCCAAACTGCTGCTTGATTTGTTTACGTTTAAGCTTAGCTGAGTTGTCAACAGATAATATTCCATGTTCCATATATTCTTTAACGCAAAAAAACATTAAGTTGTAAAACTTACTCCACTCATCATTATCCCAGTCATCAAAGAATTTATGTCCAAAAAAGTCAAGTGGTGTGTTCTTGCTATTAAAGAATGGAGCAAACTCCAGTACTCTTTGCCTTCTTTTGCTATGCTCTGAATTATTGCTGATGGTGTAGTTAGTTGTAAATGCAATCTTTGGAGACTCAGCAAAGTTCAAGAACAGCTCATCCTGGTTCTTCTTCTCAATGGTGATACCTTCAGTGATTGTTGGATAATATTTCTCAAAATCTACATTTTTTGGACAATCCTCAATAATTACAAGCTTTGTGCCTAGTGTAACACGCTGAAATGCAAAAGTCTTGTCTGGCTTAAAATTCTTGCCATCTATTCTTAC